ATGGCCTGCGCCAGGGGCGTGCTGTTGGGGACGATGCGGCGGTCTTCCGCCCAGCGCAGCACCTTCATCTCGTACTCGGTCCAACTCATGCGGCCTCCATCTCCACCCGTGACGGGCAGCGTTCGTCTTCGATCACCCACACCCCCAGCCACACCTGGCGTTGAGCCTCGGGGGGCACCGGGCTGTTGCGCTCGTTGCGGGCGCAGGTTTCGCACTCCAGCCGGCAGGGGTTGCCGGCGCAGCGGGCAAAGTCTTGGGAGCGGTAGGGGGTCATCTCGGCCCTCCCACGTCAGCCCAATTCGTCACGCCATCGACGATGCCGCCGCTGGCCGCATCGAACCAGGCGCCGGCCTCGTCGTCCCACCAGCCCGAGAACCACTCCCGGGTGTCGCGCCAGGCCAGCACCGTGATGTCGCAGTCGGGCTTGGTGGCCGCGGGGGTCCAGGTCAGGGTCTCGGTCATACGGCCGCCCTCCTTTGCGTTTTGCGGATCGGCGCCGTGCACGCGCGCGCAGGATCCCAGCCACTTGCAAGCCGGGAATGCAACAAGCTGTAGCTCACGCCGTAACGCTCACAGGCTTGCGATACCGTCATGCGCTGGCCGGCCACTGTGATTTCGCGTGTGCTGCGCTTGTTGGCGGCCTGTTCGCGCATACCGACCCAACGGCAGTTGGCAGGCTCATAAGGGCCATCGGTGTTGATTCGGTCTAGGCTCAAGCCCTCGGGCGCTGGGCCCATGTCGGCCAGAAAAGCGCTGAACGACTCGCGCCACCGGTTGCACACCGCAATCCCCCGTCCCCCGTAATGCGCCCAGTTGTCGGCCTTGGGGTTGTGGCACCGGGTGTTCATGTTGGCCCAGATGCGGTAGGTGCGAGAGTTGCCGCCCGCGGTGTGGCCGTGCACCGTTCGGGCCTTGCTGATGTTTTCTCCCACCTTGCAGCCGCATGACCTGGAGCGACCTGCCAAAAGCTGGTTTGTGCTCACCTTGGTCTGCCTGCCGCAATCGCATTGGCACAGCCAACCGGAATGAGCCAGTTTTGAGCCAGGGATGTAGCTCGACGCAACCAGCGCGCCAAAGCGCTGGCCTTGTAAGTTCTTCAATGGTCCGTTGATGGGCATGGCAACCTCATTGCTGCAAACGCTTCCGCGTACTCAATCAAGCTCGACATCCGCGCTCGATCCATCCGTGAGCTGGACTCGCGCAGATTCACAAACTCGCGCTCAAGGCCTGGCACAACTTCGGCTTGAGCCTTGGTGGCTACGGAATGGCCACTGATCAGAAGAACCTTCCACTCTTCGGCGCACCGAGGTTTGCCGGCCCACTCCACGCGCGCAAGCTCCAAGTCTCTGCACAGCGCGTGAAACTTGGCGTTTTGCGGGAGTGAGCGCCGCTCCTCCTCCACGCTCAGCGTGATGCGCTGGCCCTGCAGCAAGCGGGGCTTGAGCCAGCCCCACAGGCGCTGCAGCGTGACGTGGGCTTCCTGCGGGTTGTGCAGGGTGGTGGTGTGGGTCATGCCGCCTCCAGGTTGCGGATGGTTTCGTTCAGCGCGTCCAGCTCATCCAGCTTGCGCACCGCCCAGGCGCGCTTCTGGCCGTGCCAGCCCATCACGGGGCCGCGGTGGCAGCTCTCGCACAGGGCCACCGCCGTGAACTGCAGGCCCTGCTTGATGTGGTGCGCCTCGCTCGGGCCCGGGGCGCCGCACACACTGCACGCCAAGGCTTTCACGCGCGCCAGGTAAGCGCGCTCGCGGGGGTTGAGCCGGTTGTGCATGGCTACTTGATGGTCAGGCGGTCTTTGCGCACGATGTGGGCGCCTTCGACAGGCTCTCCGCGCAGGATGGCCTCCTTGATCAGCGTTTTGGACGGCTCCGGCGGCTTGGGCTTGGCGCACAGCTCGGCAGGGAACTGAGCGCCCTCCTCCAGCACCACGGCCTCATCGCGGTCGGGGTACAGCTTGGCGCTGAAAGTGCCGTCAACCGACTTGATCTCCTCGGTGCCGCTGGCCCGCATGTTGACCATCAGGTACGCCTTCAGGCTGGCGATGCGGTTCTCGGCGCTCTTGCGTTTGGCCGCCAAGTCCGCCTCGGCAGCCTTCAGCATGGTGATGACCGCTTCCTGGTTCTTGCAATAGGCCACCACGGCCCGTTGCTTGTCGGCCAGCACGGTCACCGCCTGCTCAAAGCCCTCGGTGTTTATCTCGCCCGTGTCTGGGTCAACGAAGCGCTCCAACTTGGCCAGTTCGGCGGCGTGGTACAGCGTGATGTTCATGGTGCACCTCAGAATGGGATGTCGTCCTCAACCGGCTCTTGCCGGGCCGGGGAGCGGGCCTGCCAGGCCTCGTCCTTGGCCTTGGCGGGCTTGGGCGCGGTCTTCTGTGCGGCCTCAAGCACGGCGGCGTTGAAGGCCTCGCTGCACCACACGTGGTTCCAGTACTTGCCCGAGTCCATCTTCTTGGCCGGCCAGGAGATGAACGGGCCGTTCTTGCCCTCCACGATGCGCGCGCCCTTGATGGTGATGAACGGCTCCACGCCTTCCTTGCTGGACAGGGCGACGTTGAACTGGTCGCGGATGTGTTCGATGGCGATCTTCATGCTGCTTCTTTCTCTTGGTTGGGGTTGTTGGCCTTGATCGTTGCGCGCAACTTGCTCTCGGTCTTCAGCAGGCTCCACACGTAGACGCGCTGCTCGTTGCTCTCAAAGGTGGCGGGCTCGTACCAGACGCGGATGGCCTCCATGTCGCGGCCGTTGCGGTGGCAATCGATCATGTAAAGCGCCACCTCCTGCATCTCCATGCGCTCCTGCTCTTGCAGGGCGTCGGCGGCGCCGTCGGTGGCGCTGATGGGGCCAGACTTGGTAGGCTCGCCCTTGTCGCCGTTGATGGCGCGCTGCACCTCGTCGGCGCTGGCGAACTCGGTGCCGCCAAAACCGTAGGCGGCCAATGCGCGGCCAATGGCGGAGGTCTCGCAGTTCTCCAGCGCTGACGTGCGGTTGATCTCGCTGGCCTTGCGGTACTCCTCGGCGTGGCCGGTGGCCAGCACGCGGCCCTGCTCGTCGGTGATGACGGCTTTCATCACCACGCAGTCGAGATCGCGGTGCAGCACCTCGGTGATCAGGCTGAGCGTGGGGCGCTCGGTGCGGAACTGGTGCACGCGCAGCGCCACCGTGGTGTATTCCTTGCCGCGGATGTTGATCACGCCGGCGGGTAAGGGCTTGCCCATGGAAGGTCTCCTCAAAAAGGCAGGGGTTTGAAGGTGTCGCGCAGCACGCCGGCCCACATGCGGGCCACCGGCCAGTCGCGGCGAAGAACAGCGCGCAGCACGGCGCGGGTAAGGTGCAGTCGGTTCACAGCAGCACCCCCAGCACCACGGCGGCCACCAGGGCCAGCGCAACCAACACGGTGGCCAGGCCCAGCACGTCCACGCCGTCCTGGTCGTCGCCCGGGCGCTCGCAGGCGTCTGGCGTGGGGCACGGTGCGCGCCCCTGGTGGCAGGGCCCGTGGCATTCCCAGTGGGGCAGCACGTCGGGCTCGGTGCCGTTGGTGTAGTGGCGCTCCATCACGCGCTCCACCAGTGCACCAGCGCCAGGGCCAGGCACAAGCCGATCAGCGAGGCCAGCAGCACGCCGCCCACGGCGTCCATGCGCCGGCTGGTGCGCTTCACGGCATACGCCCACTGCCGGTCGGCGGGGAAGGCTTCTTGCAGCGTGCGCGGGTAGCGCCGGGTGGTGTCGTTCATGCGGCTTCCAACAGGTCGGCGTACTCGGCGCGCAGCAGGTTGAGCAGCTTGTCGTCGCTGGTCTGGCTGAGCATGAAAGACAGGGCGTCCATCCACTGCGTTTCGCTCAGGTCGAGCTCGAGCTCCACGCTGCGCTGGCGGCCCAGGTGCGGGCCGCTGGCGCAGATGCGGGCCTCGCCGGCGTGAATGCGCAGGAAGCTCATGCGGCCTCCGCTTGCAGCTCGGCCAGAAACTCGGCGGCTTCCACGCGGTTGGCAGCGCGGATGGCCGGCACGCGGGCCTCGATGTTGTCGGCGCTGGCCTCGCACATGCGGTCCACCAGCTCAAAACGCGCGGCGATGAGTTGCTTTTCGGTGCCCGACAGG